GGTGTTGGCCAACACGCCGGCCGTGAAGCAGGTACGAGATCCCGTAGCATGGGAAACGACTAAGGGGCGAGCATGGCCGCGATCCTCACTACCAGCGGGCGCATCGCGATCGCAACAGCGATCAAGGCGCGCACAGCCCACCTCGCATGGGGATCCGGGAACGTGAACTGGGGCAGCACCCCTCCGCCCCCACCTGGCAACGCCACGGCCCTGGTGGCTGAGATCGGACGGCGCAGGGCCACTGAAGTCGAATACTGCACTCCCGATGCCGTCGGCCCGATCAGCGTGCCTGAAGGCCGGTTCGCCACCACCCAGACGCCGACCAGGAACCTCTATTTCAAGTTCCACTTTGATTTCGAGGACGCGGTCGGTTCAACCGTGCGCGAGCAGGCGATCTTCCTTGACACCGTGGCCGCGGCCGGCGTCCCGCTGGGCCAGTTCTACCTGGCACCAGCTCAGGTCGCGCAGCCTGGCATCCTGCTGGTCATCGAGCAGCGGGCGCCGATCGTGCGGGAGATCACAACCCGTCAGCTATTCGAGTTCGTGGTGACCTTCTGATGCCTCTCACCGGCTACTACAACCGCTTCAACCCGAGCGATCGCTACGACGAGCTCCTGTTCCGCGCTGCCAAGGGCCTCCAGTCCGCCGAGCTGAACGAGATCCAGGCGACCCAGTTCGATCGGCTCAAGCGCATCGCTGATGTCCTGTTCAAGGATGGCGCGGTCATCCGCAACGGCCAGGCGATCATCGACCCGGTGACCGGCGTCACCCAGATGGAAGCCGGCGCCATCTACGTGGTCGGCGCAGTCCGAGAGGTAGCAGCTGCCACCTTCACCATCCCGGTGGTCGGCGAGCTGCAGATCGGCATCCGCATCACCACCACGGAGATCACTGAACTCGAAGATCCCGATCTGCGAGATCCAGCTGTTGGCACCCGCAACTATCAGGAGCCCGGCGCTGGCCGCCTCCGCCGCCTCGCCACCTGGGGCTGGTCTGGCGATGGCGGCACTGGCGACTTCTACCCGGTCTACACCGTTCGTGATGGGTCGCTGCTCACCCAGACCCAGCCGCCGGTCCTCGACCCAGTCCTGCAGCTGATCGCCCGCTACGACCGCGAGAGCAACGGCAACTACGCCGTGCGCGGCATGGACGTCCAGCCGGCTGGCCTGGTCAGCGGCAGCCAGGTGTTCACCGTCAACGATGGCGTCGCCAACATCCTCGGCTTTAAAGTCGACAAGCTCACCTCTACCCGCCTCAGCTACGCCGAAGACCCGGACCTGGAGACGATCGCCAACGAGCCCAAATCCTCGGCGACCGCATCAGCCCAGACCATCACCCTGAACTACAAGCCGCTGTCGTCCATCCAGGACGTGGTGATCACGGCGCAGAAGACCGTCACCGTGAACCGCGGCGGGTTCTCCGGTGGCACTGATCCCTTCCCTGACACTGCCATCCTGAGCATCCAGTCGGTCACCCAGGGCGCCACCACCTACACCGCCACCACCGACTACCTGCTGGTGGGCGACACCATCAGCTGGTCCCCTGCCGGCGCTGAGCCCGCTCCCGGCAGCACCTACTCGGTCACCTACCGCTACCTGACCAGCGTCACCCCGACCAGCATCAACCTCGCCGCTGGCACCTTCTCCGTGACCGGTGCAGTCGCTGGGACGCTGATCCTTGTCGACTACATCTGGAAGCTGCCCCGCACCGACATCCTGGCGGTGAACAGCATCGGCGAGTTCATCAGGATCAAGGGTGAGAGCTCCAGGTTCGGAAGCCCGAAGCCGTTCGTGCCCAGTTCGCTGCTGGCGCTGGCGACGATCACCAATGCCTGGGGGCAGGTGGCCAAGGTGGACAACGACGCCATCCGCGTCACCGACATGGGCGAGCTGCGCAAAGTTCGCAACTCCATCGTCGAGCTGTTTGGCCTCATCGCCCTGGAGCGTCTCAAGACCGACATCTCCAGCCGCGAGCCCACCAGCAAGTCCGGCGTCTTCGTCGATCCGTTCTTCGACGATGACCTCCGCGATCAGGGCATCACCCAGGATGCAGTGATCATCGACGGTGAACTTCAGCTGCCGATCGCCTCGACCAACGTCGCCGCATCGCAGAACCACAAGGCCACCTGGCTGCTGCCTTACCAGGACGACTTCCTCATCGTTCAGCGGCTGCGCACTGGCAGCATGAAGATCAACCCTTACCAGGCCTTCGCCCCGCCGCCGGCCCTGGTCACCCTGAACCCCTCGGTCGATCAGTGGACCGTGGTGGAGAACATGGTGACCGAGCAGACCCGGCGGTTCATCGACCCCACCCTCGTGGCCCGCAGCGGCGACCGCACGATAACCTTCACCAGGGAGCTGGTCGAAACGACTCGCACCGATCTGGAGTTCCTACGCCAGATCGCAGTTGAGTTCATCGTCGAGGGCTTTGGCGCTGGCGAACAGCTGGCCCTACTCGAGTTCGACGGCATCGACATCACCCCCCTCTGAGGCCTGAGCAATGCCACTCTCAGCAAACAGCAACGGCATCCTGACGGGGCAGTTCACGATCCCGGCCAACGTCCCCGCCGGCACGAAGCTGGTCGAGTTCACCGGCGCTGGCGGCACCTACGGCGCTGGTCAGTTCACCGGCCGCGGCGAGCTGCTGGTGCGGCGCATCGTCCGCACCCGCGCGATCGGCCGCCCCATCGACCCGCTGGCGCAGACCTTCACCCTCACCCGGGGCCGGCACGTCACGGCCGTAGACATCACCTTCACCACCAAGGGCGGCGGCGAGCCGGTCCAGGTGGAGATCCGTGAAACCGAGAATGGCATCCCCACTCAGACCGTCCTGGCCGATGCGCGAATCCGGGCGGCCGACATCAACACGACCGCCAACTGGGTGCGGGCGACATTCGATACCCCGGTCTGGCTGGAGGGCAGCCGTGAGTACGCCCTGGTGCTGCTCACCAACGACGCCAATCACGCCGTCGCCGTGGCCGAGCTGGGCAAGTACGACGCCACCGAGCAGCAGTGGGTGACCAGCCAGCCCTACACCGTGGGCCTGCTGCTGAGCAGCAGCAACGCCTCCACCTGGACGCCGCATCAGGAGAAGGATCTGCGCTTCCGGCTGGTCGGCGCACGGTTCACCAGCACCACCCGCGAAGTGGAGCTCGGCAGCGCTGCTGCCACCAACATTTCGGACCTGCTCGGCGTCGCACCGTTCGATCGGCCGACTGCTGCCACCAGCCTGGCGTTCAAGTTCCGCCGTGGTGACGGCACCATCTTCCGCGCGCAGCCCGGCCAGCCGATCAGCTTCGACACCCGCCAGACCGCTGACTTCGCCCTGGTCGCCAGGCTGACCGGCAACGAGTTCGAGTCGCCCGTGCTCTACCCCGGCGCTCAGCAGATCCGGGGTGACCTCGACGAGAGCGCCATCTACGTCACCCGTCAGATCCCGGTCGGCACCAGCAAGGTGGTCAAGGTGATCTTCGACGCGCTTGTGCCCGGCTCCGCCCTGGTCCAGGCGGCCTACGAAACCAGCACCCCTGGCACGTACCAGACCCTAAGCAATCCGGTGGCGACCCAGCTTGGTGATGGCTTGGTCGAATACGCCTACACCTCCGGCACCGTCTCAATCACCAATACCCGCGTTCGGTTGACGCTGACCGGCAACACGGTGAACCGTCCGCGCGTCCGCAACCTGCGCGTGGTGGTGGTGTGACATGACGATCGATCAAACGACAGCCAGCCGGTCGTATCCCAAGCCACACGTCGCCAACATGCTGGCGAATGACGTTGAGCGGCTGCGCCTGGCGCTCGAAGCAATCGACAGCGACATGGTTGACAGGCCCACCTCCACGGCGGTGCAGGCTTTGATCAGTGCTGCCATCGCGAACGTGATCGCCGGCGCCCCTGGCGCACTGGACACCCTCAACGAGCTGGCTGCAGCACTGGGCGATGATGCCAACTTCGCCGGCACGGTGGCCAACAGCCTGGCATCAATCAACACCGCTCTCGGCGATCGCTACACCAAGGTCGAATCCGACGCCCGCTACGTCCAGGGTTCGGTGCAGGTGGAGACCATGTTCACTGCAACCGCAGGCCAAGTGTCGTTTGGCCTGACCTCGCCGATCATCAATAAGCCATCGGCGCTGATCACGGTTGACGGGGTGGTGCAGCCGACCAGCGAATACAGCATCAGCCAGAACGGGCTGACCGTCACTCTGTCTGAGGCCCCTGGCGCGGGTGCCCGCGTGCGCGTGCTGGCGCTGGCAGTCGCTGCGGCCGGGGCTCCGGCCGATGACACGGTAACGACAGTCAAGCTGCGCAACGAAGCTGTCACTGCCCCCAAACTAGCTCCGGGGGCCGTGAGCGCCCCCGCTGTTTCGCCGGAGTTCATCACATCAGGAGGGGACTGGGCACCTGCAATCACCAGCCTTGTTAACTGCTCCGATGTCTCAATGGTTAACGGCTCTTATGCGAGAGTAGGCAATGCCGTAACGATGTCGGGCCGCATTGTTTATACAACAACCGGAGGCGGGCCGGTTTCCTTTGGCCTAAGAATCCCCATCAATGCTGATGCCGGCGGTTTTCAAACTGTAAACCAGGCTGCGGGTGTTATTTCCGGCACGCAAGGAAACAACCCACTCAGCGGATTTATTATTGCTGAAGCATCCTCTCAGAGGGCTGTCTTCCAGTTCACCTCTGGAAGCGCAGGAACTGGCAACGTGTCTTTTGTCTGTCAGTACAGAATCGCCGCAACTTAACTTATGCCATTACAAAGGATCCCCGGCGCGATGGTGTCGGACGGAACAATCGACACACCAGACCTCAAGAATGGCTGCGTCACGCCGGAGAAGCTGGCGGCAGGAGTGTCGTTTGCCCCGACCTGGGTGCATTTCGACGGCACCGCTGCGGCCAACCAGACCGCGACCTACAGCCAGTCCGGCACCACGATCACGGTCACCTTGGCAGATCACGGCCTGCAGGTGGGCCACATCGTAAACATCGATTTCACTTCCGGCACTGCGACCGACAACACCTTCATCGTCGCCACCGTCCCCACCAGCAGCACCTTCACCGTGACGGCGGGGACAAGCGCGACCACCAGCGGCAGCGGGGTGCTCAAGCGGTGCCCCGTGGGCGCGGGCAACAACGTCGCCAGCATCGCCGACTGCGGCGACGGCGACTACGGCATCAACTTCACCACGCCGTTCATCGACGGCAACTATGCCGCGATGGGGATGGGCAACTCCGTCGCCACCAACAACCCCAAGACGGTCGTCAACATCCGCGCCGCCGGCAACCTGCTGGCGCCGACCACCAAGACCGCCAACGCCCTGCGGATCCTGGTCGGCTCCACCAACCAGACGCCCCCGGCTGGGCACGACTCGGCCAGCGTCAGCCTGCTGGTCATTCGCTGAATCAGCTCACCCTAGAATCAACCCGACAGGAGGACCACTCCGCATGACCACCACCTTCCTTCACGGCGTAGAGGTTCTCCAGATTGACACTGGGGCCCGGCCGATCCAGACCATCCGCTCCAGCGTCATCGGCCTAGTCGGCACAGCGCCCGGCGCTGATGCCCAGAAGTTCCCGCTCAACACCCCGGTGCTTGTCACCCGCCGATCGGAGATGTCCGGCATCGGCGAGACCGGCACCCTGCCCCCCGCCCTGGACCTGATCTACGACCAGGCCGGTGCTGTCGTGGTGGTGATCCGGGTTGAGGGCGCGAGCGAGAGCGCGATCATCGACAACATCCGCGGCGGCGTCACCGGCGGCGGCAGCTACACCGGCGTCCATGCCTTCATGGCAGCCGAAAACGCTGTGGGCTTTGCGCCGCGCATCCTGATCGCCCCCGGCTACACCCACCAGCGCACCAGCAACGGGATCCTCAGCATCGCCGTTCAGACCGAGGGCTCGGGCTACACCACTGCCCCGGCGGTCACCATCACCAGCGGCGGCGGCACCGGCGCGACGGCCGTGGCAGTGCTCGGCACCGGCGCCAACTCCGGCAAGGTGGTGAGCATCACCATCACTAACCCCGGCAAGAACTACGCCACCAACCCGACCGTCACGATCGCAGCGCCCCCGGCCGGCGGCGTGCAGGCTGTGGCCGGCACCGTGCAGCGCGGCACCGTGCGCTCTGAGGTGCTGGCCGAGATGGTCGGCATCGCGCAGCGCCTGCGCGCGGTGATCGTCGCTGATGGCCCCAACACCACCGACGCTGACGCGATCCAGATCGCCGACGACTTCGGCAGCGACCGCATCTACGTCGTCGATCCCTGGGTGCTGCGCGACGGCTCCAGCGTGCCCGCCTCCCCGGCCGTTGCTGGCCTGATTAACAAGGTCGACAACGAGCGCGGCTTCTGGTGGTCCCCCTCGAACAACGAGCTCAACGGCATCGAAGGCACCAGCCGCGCCATCGACTTCACCCTGGGCGACTACAACTCCCGCGCCAACCTGCTCAACGAGCAGAAGATCGCCACGATCGTCCGCGAGCAAGGCTTCCGCCTCTGGGGCAACCGCACCCTGGCCAGCGATCCCCGCTACGCCTTCCTGTCGGTGCGGCGCACCGCCGACATGATCAACGAGTCGATCCTCCGCGGCCACCTCTGGGCCGTCGACCGCTGCATCACCGCCACCTACCTGGAGGAGGTGCAGGAGTCGGTGCGCGAGTACCTGCGCAGCCTCAAGGCACGCGGCGCCATCCTCGGCGGCGACGTCTGGGTGGATCCCGAGCTGAACACCCCGGTGAGCATCAGCAACGGCCAGGTGTTCTTCGACTTCGACTTCACCCCGCCGTTCCCGGCTGAGCGGGTCACCTTCCGCTCCCACCTGGTGAACAGCTACGTCACCGACCTGTTTGTCTGATCCACCCACCGCCCCATCGAGGACTGACCCATGGCCCAGATTCCCCGCGTACTGAAGAACTTCAGCCTGTTCGTCGACGGCCAGGGCCTGGCCGGCACGATCGACACGCTCACCCTGCCCACCCTCACCACCAAGATGGAGGAGTTCCGCGGCGGCGGCATGGACGCCCCCGTGGAGCTCGACATGGGCATGGAGAAGCTGGAGGGCAGCTTCGTGCTGCTCGAGTACAACCCCGACGTCATCGCCCTCTACGGCCTGGCGTCGGCCAACACCCAGATGACGGCCCGTGGCGCGATGCGTCGGGATGGCGAGGCCGCTGTGCCTGCCGTGGTCAACATGACCGGCGTGGTCAAGCAGGTGGAGAAGGGCGACTGGAAGGCCGGCGATCAGTCGAGCCCCACGTTCACCTTCGCCCTGCGGTACTACAAGCTGACCATCGGCGGCCGCGAGCTGGTGGAGATCGACAAGGTGAACATGATCCGCCGCATCAACGGCCAGGATCAGCTGGCCACCATCCGCCAAGCAATCGGAGTCTGATCGATGAGCAGCAAGCAACGCCCCGAACCCACCGCCAAGGTCGTCTTCGACTTCCCTGAGAAGGTGGGCGGGGTGGACGTGGACTTCCTGGTGATGCGCCGGCCCAAGGTCGGTGACCGGGTGGCAGCGTCCAGGGCCAGCAGCAACGAGGGCGAGCAAGCCGTTCATCTGGTGGCCAACCTCTGCGAGGTGCCCGTGGATGAGCTGATGCTGTTTGATGACATCAACTGGGGCAAGCTGGAGGCCCAGGTCCTGGCTTTCAGGACGGCCAGGTCGTAGCAGTGGAGACCCTTCGCCGGGCTGTCATCATCCTGGCGAAGGCAACCGGCTGGGGCCTGG